GCCAGCAAAATCAATTGAATTTATTGCACTTGACTTTGTTGTGACTAATGCTGGTGCAAGTTTTGAGGACTAAAAATAAATAAAATAACTAATTATATTAAATAAGATATTAGTATAGGGGATCACTACAATGGCAACATTTTGGAGCAACGCAGCTTTAGAACCAAAAAGACAATTTAGATTTTTACTTCAGCTATCGCCAATTGAAAGTTATGTAATTACAAAGGTAAATAGACCATCTTTCGACGTTGGAGAGGCAGAGCATAAGTTTATAAATCACACTTTCTACTATCCGGGTAGAGTTACTTGGCAGGATGTCACATTTACCTTGGTTGATTCTGTAATGCCTGACACAACTGGTATTTTGATGAAGATGCTTATGGCTTCTGGCTATAGATTCCCAAATAATCAAGATCAAGCGCAGCGCACAATAAGTAAAGTTGAAGCTGTTAGTGCTGTTGGTTCTTGCTTAATTCATGTGCTTGGGCATGGAGACACTTCAGCTACAGTAGATGGAGCGGCAACTAGCAGTGAAATACTTGAAACTTGGACTCTTAAAAATCCATGGATTAAATCAGTTAACATGGGAGATTTAGATTATGGATCAGATGATATCCTTTCTATGGACGTTACGTTAAAGTATGACTGGGCAACGCTTTCAATTCCAACTGCGACGTTTGCAATCGACTCTAATACTAATGAGCCGGGAATTGATTCAGCCGCTAGACTAGTACCAAAATCTAGTTATGATAAAGTTCTCGCAGTTCCTGATGATTTAATATCAAACTAATAAAAAGACATTTTTATCTTTACTACATAATTAAACTATGATAGCTTAATTAAATAAAGTGAGGTAAAAATGTCTATCAGAAATAATATGGACAGAATTAGTCCAAAAGATCTTAATCAGGACGCCCCTGTTCAAAACCAACAACAGCCGGAAAATTCACAATCTGATCCACAGGTTGCACCAATGTCCTTTTCTGCACCAACTGAATTTGTTGAATTGCCATCAAAGGGGGCTTTTTACTTTGAAGGTCATCCACTGCATGGCATAGACTCAATAGAAATTAAATACATGACAGCAAAAGAAGAGGACATTCTTACTTCAAAGACTTTATTGAAGAAAAACCTTACAATTGATCGTTTGTTGCGTAGCATCCTAGTCAATAACCATATCAATCCTGATGACTTGCTAACAGGCGATAAAAACGCTCTTATTATTTCTGCAAGAATTACTGGATATGGCTCTGAATATGCTACTGGGATCTCATGTCCTGCTTGTGGGACACAAAATACCTATGGGATTGATTTAGAGAAAGCTCTTGAAGACGCTATTCATTCTGGTTCAGAATCAAGTGATGCTCAATTAACTGAACGAGGCACATATATTGTAGAAACACCAAGAACAAAAGCGAAAGTAGAAATTAAATTGTTGAATGGTCATGATGAAAAAAGACTGCTTCAACAAGAGGCAAGGCGGAAAAAAATGAAACTACCAGAGTCACTTGCCACCACAACAATGGCAGCTTTTATTGTTGGAGTTAATGGCAGTTCTGACCCAATGTATATTGGTTCATTTATTGAAAATGCCCCTGCCGCAGATGCTAGATATGTGAGAGAAGCCTATAAAGCGCTAGCACCAAGTGTTGAGATGAATTTTGACTTTGTTTGTAAATCTTGCGATCATGAACAGGAAATGGAGGTTCCGCTTAATGCGGAGTTTTTTTGGCCTAAACGATGATTATATTCAAAACGTTTATGAAAAATTCTTCTTACTTAAGTATCATGGAGGCTGGAGCTTCACTGAAGCATACAACTTACCTGTTACAATTCGAGAGTGGTTTTTAAGAAGATTGGTTAAGCAGTTTGAAGATGAAAGAGACCAAATAGAAAAAGCAAAAAGAAGAAAATAGGTAAAACTAATTGTGAGGGCTTTGTGCCCTCATTTTTGTTTAAATACTAATTATTATGGGAGATTATACCTATGGAAAATCAAGAAGAATTATATATTGACCTAAATGTGATAAAAAGTGGGAAAATTAATGAATTATCATATTTGACTCATTTAGGTTCAAAAATCGAATTGATGATTAAATTAATGTTTGGATCGCAAGGCTTGTCTAGGCTAGCAGGAAGAGTTTCAGGTACAAAGAAACAAGTTAATAAATTTTTAGATGCCCTTAAGGGTGAAAAAAGATATGCTAATGCTTACATTAAACACGGTCTTGCAGATCAAAGAACTCTGAATAGTAGGTATAAACTAGAAAAAGCCATATCTGCTTTTGAAAAAGAGACAGGTATCAAATGGCCCATTAAGTGAGGGTTTATAAGTGGCAAAGACAACAGAAGAGCAAAGACTAAAACTATTACAAGAATATAAAAAAATAACTGGTGAATTAGCCGAGCTTGAAAAAGAAAGGTTAAAACAGGAAGGTGTATTCTTGACAAAAAAAAGAGAAGAGCTAATAGAACTAGAAAAAGCTGCTGCCATACAAAAAGACTTTGTTAAAGCTGCCGAGAGACAAGCTGAAATTAACGAGTTGATCAATGAGAAAGCCAGAATAAGC